CGTTGTGGGCTTTACACCTAATAGCGAATTTGAATTTGTCGTTAACGATGAATTATTATATTGTATGAAATCAAAAGATATTGTAATTAAATATGAGCACGAAAAAGACCAAGCTCAGTATAATCCAAGCTGGGCAAAGAGCAGTTGAGGAATTAATAAAAGTAGCTAAAGAGCCTATTGTTGATTCAGGAGATGATATAACCGCTGATAGATTAAAGAATGCTGCAGCCACAAAGAAACTAGCTATATTTGACGCTTTTGAAATACTAACACGTATTGAAGAAGAAAAAAGTATGTTAAATGAAGGTGAGAATACTAAAGAAAAATCTTTTAAAGGTTTTGCAGAGGGGAGGTCTAAATGATGTACGAACAAACATTAGTAAAAACACTTGATGATTACATTAAACCTGGTATTATAAAAAAAAATAACAGGTATAAGAAATGGAATTATGGCTATGATGCTGAGCATGATATAGTTGTAATAAGTAAAGATGGTACGTTAGGTGAAATAATACAGATACAAAATCTAGTCATAGGTCTACCTTTAGAACCTGAAAATATATACAAGCGTTCAAGAAAAAAAGAAGAGCAGAAGTGGGAGAAATTAGAGTACCCTAAAGAGCTTTCAAAAATAAAAAGTGTATTTGACTGGGAAAAGTACCCTAATACATTTAAAGAAAAATGGTATGATTATATTGACGAAGAGTTTAAAAGAAGGGAGCAGGGTTTTTGGTTCAAAAACAATGGTAATGGCAATTATATTACTGGTACTCACTATATGTTCTTGCAGTGGTCCAAAATTGATGTTGGGGCAGCAGACTATAGGGAGTCGAATAGATTATTCTTTATCTTCTGGGAAGCTTGTAAAGCAGATGTACGGTGTTACGGAATGTGTTATCTTAAGAACAGACGATCAGGTTTCTCTTTCATGGCATCAAGTGAGACGGTTAACCTTGCTACAATATCCACAGATTCAAGATTTGGCATTCTATCAAAGTCCGGGCAAGATGCCAAGAAGATGTTTACTGATAAGGTCGTACCCATATCGGTTAATTACCCCTTCTTCTTCAAACCGATCCAGGACGGTATGGACAGGCCGAAGACAGAACTCGCGTACAGAGTACCAGCATCGAAACTTACAAGAAAGAAACTTGATGAGGGTATCGCCTCAGAGGAGAAACAGGGTCTCGACACGACAATCGACTGGAAGAACACCGGGGACAACTCGTACGATGGTGAAAAACTAAAGATATTAGTACACGACGAGAGTGGTAAATGGGAGAGACCAGATAATATATTAAATAACTGGAGAGTTACAAAAACTTGTTTACGTTTAGGTAAAAAAATAGTAGGTAAATGTATGATGGGTAGTACCTCAAACGCTTTAGACAAGGGTGGTGCTAATTTTAAAAAATTATATTATGCTTCAGACGTCAGGGAGAGAAACCGCAACGGGCAGACTAGCTCAGGATTATATAGTCTGTTCATACCTATGGAATGGAATTACGAAGGATTCATCGACGCTTATGGCTTACCTGTATTCGATACACCGAAAGGAAAAATATTAGATCCTACTGGTGATATAATTACAACAGGAGTAATAGAGCATTGGGAAAATGAAGTTGATGGTTTAAAGAGTGATCAAGATGGATTAAACGAATACTACAGACAATTTCCAAGAACAGAGAAACACGCTTTTAGAGATGAAGCAAAATTATCTCTATATAATTTAACTAAAATATATGAGCAAATAGATTTTAACGAAGATGTTAAGAACAAAAGCTTAGTTACAAGAGGTAGTTTTCAGTGGAGAGGTGATGTTAAAGATACTGTAGTTGAATTTAAGCCAAACAATAACGGTAGGTTTTATATATCTTGGATTCCATCGATGAACTTACAAAACAATGTTATTATAAAAAATGGCTTAAAATACCCAGGCAATGAGCACATTGGTGCTTTTGGGTGTGATAGCTACGATATATCAGGTACAGTTGATAAAAGAGGTTCTAATGGATCTCTGCATGGTTTAACTAAATTTAATATGGATAATGCTCCATCTAATATGTTTTTTTTAGAATATATAGCTAGACCACAAACAGCAGAAATATTCTTTGAAGATGTTTTAATGGCGTTGCATTTTTATGGTATGCCAATACTAGCAGAGAATAATAAACCTAGATTACTGTATTATTTAAGAAGAAGAGGTTATAGAAACTTCTCTATAAATAGACCTGATAAAGCATATAATAAATTATCTGTAACTGAGAAAGAAATTGGTGGAATACCAAACTCTAGTGAAGATATTAAACAAGCTCACGCTGCTTCTATTGAAACATATATAGAAGATCATGTTGGTTATACTGGAGAAGGCTATGGACAAATGTATTTTCAAAGAACATTAGAGGACTGGGCAAGATTTAACATAAACAATAGAACAAAACACGATGCAACTATAAGCTCTGGACTAGCTGCTATGGCTTGTAATAAAAACAAGTATTCACCAGTGTATAAAGTGCAGAAAAGAAAAGTGCAATTATCTTTTAACAGATATGACAATAATGGAAATATTTCAAAAATAATAAAATAAATGATTTATACTAGTACAAATAGCTCTTTCCCAAGTCAGGTAGTACCAGATTCAGAAAAGGAAAGTTTAGAGTATGGTCACGCTGTAGGTAGAGCCATTGAGAATGAGTGGTTCAAAGGCGACAGAGGTACTAATCTTGGTGGAAGATTTGCAAGTAATTGGCAGTACTTTCACAGATTAAGACTTTACGCAAGAGGAGAGCAGTCTGTTCAAAAGTATAAAGATGAGTTATCTATAAATGGTGACTTAAGCTACTTAAACCTAGACTGGAAACCTGTAGCTGTATTATCTAAGTTTGTTGATATTGTTGTTAACGGTATGACAGATAAAGGATATGAAATAAAATCATTTGCGTCAGATCCATTTGCTGTAAAAGAAAGAACACAACACGCCACTGATTTGGCTGAAGATGCTTTCTCACAAAACCTTATACAAGAAGCTCAGCAAAACTTTGGTATTGATTTAAGTAGAACTAACGTACCTAAAGATCAATTACCTAAAAGTAAAGAGGAATTAGAGCTACATATGCAACTTAGTTATAAGCAAGCTATTGAAATAGCTGAAGAAGAGCTTATAAACAATGTATTAGATTATAATAAATACGAAGAAGTTAAAAAGAGAGTGGCTTACGATTTAGTCACTATAGGTGTCGGTGCTAGTAAGACAGATTTTAATTTAGCTAACGGTGTTACTGTTGATTATGTAGATCCAGTAAACTTAGTATATTCTTATACTGAAGACCCTAATTTTGAAGATATATATTATGTCGGTGAGGTTAAAAGCGTTCCATTAGAAGAACTTAAAAAGCAATTCCCACAATTAACCGACGATGACCTTAAAGAAATACAACAATTTCCAGGTGACTCTAATTACACTAGAAACTTTAATGGTCAAGATAGTAACTATGATAATGTTCAAGTTCTTTATTTCGAGTACAAGACTTATACTAATCAAGTATTTAAAATAAAACAAACAGATCAAGGATTAGAAAAAGCATTAGAAAAAGATGATACATTTGATCCACCTGAGAGTGATAACTTTAATAGAGTTAGTAGATCTATAGAAGTATTATATAGCGGTGCTAAGATTTTAGGTTATGAAAAAATGCTTAAATGGGAGTTAGCAGAGAATATGACAAGACCTTTTAGTGATCAAACTAAGGTTAATATGAACTATGTTATATCTGCTCCTAGAATGTACAAAGGTAGAGTTGAAAGTATTGTTAGTAAAACTATTGGGTTTGCTGATATGATACAATTAACTCACTTAAAGATACAGCAAGTATTAGCACGTATGGTACCAGACGGTGTATTTGTTGATGTAGACGGTTTAGCTGAGGTTGATCTTGGTAATGGAACAAACTATAATCCACAGGAAGCACTTAATATGTATTTTCAAACTGGTAGTATAGTTGGTAGATCGTTAACGCAGGATGGTGATCCTAACAGAGCTAGAGTGCCAATTCAAGAATTACAAACATCGTCAGGTATGAGCAAGATACAAGCGCTTATACAAACTTATCAGTATTACTTACAAATGATAAGAGACGTAACTGGACTTAATGAAGCTAGAGATGGTAGTCAACCAGCTAAAGATTCTCTAGTTGGTCTACAGAAATTAGCAGCTGCTGCTTCAAATACAGCTACAAAACATATATTACAGTCTTTAATGTATGTAACTGTAAGAGTGTGTGAGAATATAAGTTTAAGAGCGGCAGATATGTTAAACTTCCCTTTAACTAAAAATGCTTTAATGAATTCTATTAGTAGTTTCAATGTAGATACATTAGAACAAATAGAAAAACTAAACATGCATGAGTTTGGTATATTCTTAGAATTAGAGCCTGATGAAGAGGAAAAGCAAATGCTAGAGAGAAATATACAAATAGCATTACAAACTGGAGGTATAGATCTTGAAGATGTTATAGATTTGAGAGAAATATCTAATATTAAGTTAGCTAACCAAATGCTTAAAATAAAACGTAAGCAAAAAATAGAAGCTGACAGACAAGCTCAAATGCAGAACATACAAGCTCAAGCTCAAGCAAACGCTGAGGGTGCTGAAAAAGCTGCAATGGCTGAGGTTCAAAAACAACAAGCACTTGCTCAAACAACACTTCAGATCGAACAAGGGAAGTCTCAATTTGAAATGCAAAGAATGCAGACCGAAGCTCAAATCAAAAAAGAGCTTATGGCTGAAGAATTTAATTACAATATTCAGTTAGCTAAAGCAAGAGCTGATGCTGAGAAAATGAAAGAAAAAGATATAGAAGATCGTAAAGACGAAAGAACTAGAATACAAGCTACACAACAATCAGAGCTTATAGCGCAGCGTAAAAACGATGAATTACCTAAGAATTTTGAGTCATCAGGTTTTGACTCACTAGGTGGATTTGGATTAGAACAATTCGAGCCTAGATAAATAAAACTTTATTAATTTTATATTATTATATTATGTCAGAACAAACAGTAAAACAAGAGGGTGAGTTTAAATTAAAAAAGAAAACCACTCCAAAGAAATTATCAACACCAACGGACAATGTTACTAAGGTTAATATCAAAGAACCTCTTATTGAAACAGAGCCAGAAATTACAAAAGTTGTAATTAAAAAAGAAGACAATGCCATTCAAACACAAGCGACAGATGATAGCGATGCTGTTATCAAAAAACCCGAAGACAGTGCAGACAGCGAGGCAGTGGTTAAAGAAGTACGGAAGCCCGAAGAAACAATAGATTCACCAATACAACTAGTGAATGACGATGAAGATGAAGAAGAGGCTAAAAAAATAACTACTGAGTACAAAGAGGCTGTAAGAGACGAAAAAGTACTAGGTAAGCCTTTACCTGAAAATATCGAGAAGCTTGTTACTTTTATGGAGGAAACCGGTGGAGATATAAACGACTATGTTAGATTGAATGCAGATTATTCAAACATAGATAATGATACATTACTTAAAGAGTATTACAAACAAACAAAACCTTATTTAGAAGGTGATGATTTAGATCTATTGCTAGAAGATTTTTCTTATGATGAAGATATTGATGAGCAAAGAGATATACGTAAGAAGAAACTTGCATACAAAGAAGAAGTTGCAAAAGCTAGAAACTTTTTAGAGGAAACTAAGAGTAAATATTACGATGAGATCAAGTTGAGACCAGGCGTAACTCAGGACCAACAAAAAGCTATGGACTTTTTTAACAGATATAACGAAGAGCAGAAAGCTGGTAAAGAAAAACACTCGGATTTTATAAAACGTACTAACGAGCTATTAACTGATGATTTCAAAGGTTTTGATTTCAATGTTGGTGAAAGCAAGTTTAGGTACAGCGTAAAAAATCCACGAAAGGTAGCAGAAGCACAATCTGACATCTCTAACTTCATTGGGACGTTCCTAAATGAAAAAGGAGAGGTTAAAGATACTAAAGGTTACCACAAAGCTTTATACGCTGCTAGAAACGCTGATACGATAGCACAACATTTTTACGAGCAAGGCAAGGCCGACGCTGTTAGAGATGTTATGGTTAAATCAAAAAACATTTCAACTGAACCTAGAAAAACTAGTAGTGGTGAAGTGTTTATAAATGGTTTAAAAGTTAAGGCTATTTCTGGTGCTGATTCTTCAAAATTAAAGATAAAAACTAGAAAATTTAACTAACAAAATTAAACAAAAATGAGTTTAACTCCACAATTTGGTTCATTGAAACCATCTCAAAAACAAGAGATTTTAGATAGCAATTATTTAAAATTTAACGACGGTGCTGCTGGAACAGACACTTTCGCACAACAATACTTACCAGAGATCTACGAACAAGAAGTAGAGCGTTACGGAAACAGAACTTTATCTGGATTCTTAAGAATGGTAGGAGCTGAAATGCCAATGACTTCTGATCAGGTAATTTGGTCTGAGCAAAATAGATTACATATTTCTTATGAAGGATGTACTAGTGGTGTATCAGGAACAACAAGTACAATTACTATTCCAGTAAATTTAACACCAGCTGATCCTAAAGATTATGTTGCAAACGTTGTATCTCCTGGAGCTACTATCGTTGCTATGGATTCAACTGGTTTTGAAATTAAAGCTGTTGTAATTTCATCTAACTTAACAACTGGAGCTTTAGTAGTAAGTCCTTATACTGCTGCAACTATCGCAGGTTTAGCTGCTACAGGTGTAAAGATATTTGTATTTGGGTCTGAATATGGAAAAGGTTCAACTACTCCTAACTCTACCGTAAGCGCTGGAGCTGCTGATGGGTATGTGTCTGTAGATCCTTCTTTCACTCAATTCTCTAACTCACCAATCATCATCAGAAACAAATACGTTGTAAACGGATCTGATATGGCTCAAATCGGTTGGGTAGAAGTTGCTACTGAAGACGGAACATCTGGATATTTATGGTACTTAAAAGCTGAGTCTGAGACTAGACTACGTTTTGAAGATTACTTAGAAATGTCTGTAGTAGAAGGAGAAAAAGCTACAGGAACTGGAGCTGGATCTGCTGCTAATGCTGGATATAAAGGTACTCAAGGTTTATTTGCTGCTATCGAAGATAGAGGTAATGTAAACGTAGGATTCACTGCTTCTGCAGGTCTTGATACTTTTGATGACATCTTGAAAAACTTAGATACTCAAGGAGCTATTGAAGAGAACATGTTATTCTTACAAAGACAAACGTCTTTAGATTTTGATGATATGTTAGCTGCAATCTCTGGAGGTGCTCAAGGTGGTACTGCTTATGGATTATTCGAAAACTCTGAAGAAATGGCATTGAACTTAGGTTTCTCTGGATTCAGAAGAGGTTCTTATGACTTCTATAAGACTGACTGGAAATACTTAAACGATGCTTCTACTCGTGGAGCTATGACTGGAACTTCTTCTATCGAAGGTGTATTAGTACCAGCTGGAACTTCTACGGTTTATGATCAAGTATTAGGTACAAACATTAGACGTCCTTTCTTACACGTAAGATATAGAGCTTCTCAAGCAAATGACAGAAGAATGAAGCAATGGGTAACTGGTTCTGCCGGTGGAGCTGCTACATCTGATCTAGATGCTATGGAAGTAAACTTCTTATCTGAAAGATGTTTATGTGTACAAGGTGCTAACAACTTTGTATTATTCAAAGGTGTGTAATCACTAAATAACAAATGTAATTCTTACCCTCGTAATAGCTACGGGGGTAATTATTACTCTTAAAAACTATTTAATTATATTATATTATGGCTGCAAAAAAAGCACCAGCAAAGAAAGTTGAGGTTGCTCCTCAGCAAGAAGTAGTAGTTAAAGCTGCTACAAAAGTAAAACCAGCTAAACCAAGTTGGGAAATAAAAGATAGAACATATATATTAACTTCTAATAGATCGCCAATAACATTTACAATACCTAGTAAGCATACTTCTAAACACGCTTTACTATATTTTGATAAAGAAAATGGTGAACAAAAAGAAATAAGATATGCAACAAACCAATCTTCTCCGTTTGTAAAAGAACAACAAGGAGAAGCTACTTTAGGTCACATTATATTTAAAGACGGCGCGTTGTTTGTTCCAAAAGAAAAACAAAATCTTCAAAAAGTATTATCTTTATATCACCCTTTAAAAAACAAGTTATACAAAGAGCTTGATCAGGTTGAAATAGCAGAAGACGAATTAGATATATTAGAGTTACAAATCGACGCTTTAAACGCTGCGAGAGGTATGGATATAGACCACGCTGAAGCAATATTAAGAGTTGAGTTAGGATCTAAGGTGTCTACGATGAGTTCTAAGGAGCTAAAAAGAGATTTACTATTGTTTGCTAAGATGAGTCCAGGTTTGTTCCTAGATTTAGCTAATGATGAAAATGTACAATTAAGGAATTTTGCAATACAAGCTACAGAGGCTAATATTATAAGATTATCAGATGACCAAAGATATTTCACTTGGGCTAGTAATGGTAGAAAACTAATGGAAGTTCCTTTCGATGAAAATCCATATTCAGCATTTGCATATTTCTTAAAAACAGATGAAGGTGTTGAAATTTATAAATCTATAGATAAAAAGATTAATTAACAGGTAATAATATATTGGGGCGGGTAAAACCGCTCCATATATTTAAATATAAAATAATGGCAATAAACGTAAACACTGTATATCAAACCGTTTTGTTAATACTAAATAAAGAGCAGCGTGGTTATATGACGCCTGTAGAGTATAACAGAATAGCTACACAATCTCAACTTGATATATTCGAGCAATACTTCGAAGATTTAAATCAGCAATTACGAGTGCCACAAGTCGATCTAGATTACTCAGATAGACAACTAAGCATAGACGAGAAGATATCTCCGTTTAAAACATTTGGAAACTGTACCTATAGCGCTGGAACATGGCAGTTACCAACCACAGATGCTTACTCAAACACAATACTTTACGATGGTCAAGAGCCTGGCGCTAGCCAAGTCTCTTTCTACAAATTAGGTACTGTAACATATAATCCTTCTATTGGATTACCAGTAGAGCTACAGAGATTACCACGTAGTGAATTTTACAATATAGAAAAATCACCACTAACAGCATCAACAAAAGACTTTCCTACATATTTATACGAGAATAAAAAACTATACGTTAGGCCAACTAGCATAAATCAAGCTGGTAATATAACTGTAGACTTTTTAAGAAAACCACTTAACGTAAGGTGGGGTTATTATTCTGGAAGCGTAGGTCAGTATATATACGACCCAACTATTTATAATCCAAGTCTTTTAAACAAAGGAGGGTCTTTAACTAGCAGTATAACTACACCTTTAGCTAGTGGAACAGCAGGAACCTACACGCCAACTTTTACAGGAGGATCTGGTAATGGTTTAACTTTAAGTGCTGTAGTTACAAATGCAACTACCGTCTCTGTCAATATAGTATCACCTGGTACTGGGTATGCTATTGGTGATGTTATTACTATAAACAATGGTCAACTTGGTAGCGGATCTCAAAACCCAGTTATAACTTTAAAAGCATCAGACTTTAACGGTGGTAGTACTTATGGTTCTACAAATTTTGAACTTCAAGAATCAGAACAAACTAGACTTATACTTAAAATATTATTGTATGCAGGTATAATAATAAGAGATCCCCAGATAGTGCAAGCAGCCGCTAGCGAAGTACAACAAAACGAAATAAATCAAAAAAGCTAATAAGATATGCCTTTACCAAATGGTGGTTTAATAACCGAAAACAATAGACAATACTACGAAGGCGCACAGAGTTTTACAGGTAATGTAGGTGGTACAGCTGGGCAAAGCTTTACTACAACTTTTGATACTGACTTAGTATTTTACTCTACTGTAACTACCGACCCACAATACGCTTTAAACAATTTTAAGGTTTATGTAAGCCCAACCGGTGTTGGTGGTAGTTTTACAGAGGTTACAGCTTACACTGTGTCGAATAACACCGTGACTATAACTGGAGCTATAGCAGCGAGCGCAACTGTAGTTGTTCAGTTAAAAAGATTAGATGGCGGCGTGTATGGTAATACAGCTTCTGAAAAAGCTTATGGAAATACTACTGAAGATAACTATGGGTCTTATGGTTATATTAAATTAAATGATGTAATAAACAATTTTATTGTTGCATATGTTGGTAACGGTAAATTGATACCAAGCTGTAAAAGAACAGATATTATATTTCACGCTAAAAGAGCTATGCAAGAGTTTAGCTACGATACATTAAGAAGTATAAATTCTCAAGAATTAACAATACCTAATAACCTTAGTGTTATAATGCCTCAAGACTATGTAAATTATGTCAGCATGTCCTGGTATGATAGTCAAGGTATTGCTCATAAAATATACCCAACAAAACTAACTACAAATCCATACGAAACACCTGTACAAGATAGCGAAGGTCAACCTACTCAAGATGCTAATAGTAATAATATTGAGAGTACTTCAGTTGTAGAGGAAAGATGGAAAACTAATTTCTATAAAAATGATTTAAACGCAAACATTGATAATGCTTTTGCAAACGGTGTTTACGGTGCCGGTGCTAATTTTGGTTACGGTGGTGTTTATGGTTTAGATCCTCAATACGCAAACGCTAATGGTTGGTTCACTATAAATGATAGAGAAGGTAAATTTTCTTTCTCATCAAATCTTGTTGACAAGCTAATAGTGTTAGAATATATATCAGACGGTTTATCTTCTAGCTTAGATACTAGAGTTCCTAAGATGGCTGAAGAAGCTATGTATGCTTATATATCACATGCTATAATATCTACTAGAATAAATCAACCAGAATATATAGTACAAAGACTTAAGAAAGAAAAGTCTGCAAAACTTAGAAATGCAAAGATAAGATTATCTAACATAAAACTTGATGAGATAATTCAAACTATGAGAGGTAAATCTAAATGGTTAAAACATTAAAATTAAATGGCTGAAGTTAAAAATGCTTTCATAAAATCCAAGATGAATAAAGACTTGGATTCTAGACTTATACCTAATGGTGAGTATAGGGATGCTAAGAATATACAAGTTAGTCGATCTCAAGGTGATGACGTTGGTGCTTTAGAAAATATATTTGGTAACGCTGTAGCTGTTAATGGTGATTTTGCTGCAGACGCTTCAGCTCCTAATATACAATGTATAGGCTATGTTGTTGATGAGTCTAGTAGTTTTGTGTATTTATTCTTTACTGATTATACTGATCCATACTTAGTAGAAGGTATTTCTACATACAGTACATCTGCTAAGAATTTTATATACGCTTACAACACGTTAAGCAATCAAAGAACAAAACTTGTAGAGGGTTCTTTTTTAAACTTTTCCACAAATAGACCTATAACGGGTATTAATGTTTTAGAGAATCTACTATTTTGGACAGACAACAGGAATCAACCAAGAAAAATAAATATACAATCAGCTTTAGACGGTAGTGTTAGTTATAATACTGAAGATAAGATATCTGTTGCTAAATATAATCCTTATAGTTCTATAAATTTAATTACAGCTAGCTCACAAGCTGGGGCTTTAGTATTAAACACTAATACTAGTAGCGCTATCACAGATACTAATGTTATACCTGTTAATAGTAATACTAATGTAGTTGTAGGCTTAGGTGTAACCGGTAGTGGTGTATCTATAGGAACTTTTGTTACTGCTATAAATGGATTGAACATAACAGTAAACCAACCACAAACATTAAGCAATAATGCTGCTATAAGTTTTGTAGGTTTAGAAACTACAATGTACGACGTATCTAGTCCATCTTTGCCGCCTACATCCACAGCTAAAACTTCTGCAGCTATTGGGAGTACACCCGTTTTATCTGTAACTATTGCTGGTGTAATCGGAGCAATAACAAATGGAAGTTCTGTAACAGGTAATAATATAGTGCCTGGCACCACTGTAGTTAGTTACATAGGCACCACTTTAACCTTCAGCACTGGACAAGCAAATATTCCTATAGGGACTAAGTTAAATTTTGGAGATGTCAACCCGTATTTTAATTCTAATTTCCCAGGAGACCCTCAATACCTTGAAGACAAATTTGTTAGATTTAGCTATAGATTTAAATTTGCTGATGGTGAGTATTCTATAATAGCCCCTTTTACTCAAGCTGCTTTTATACCTAAACAAGACGGGTACTTCTTAATTGGAGACGAAAAACAAACCACGTTAAGTACGGTGGTTGACTTTATGGAGAATAAAGTTAATAAAATAGATTTGCAGATACCACTTCCAGTGTCGTCAGATAATTTACTTAGTGATTATTTAATAACTGAAATAGACATAATATACAAAGAATCTGACTCAACCACTATCCAAGTAGTCGAAACAATAGAAGTTTCTAGTATAGTAGGTAGTTCATCTGTATACGTGTACGAGTATGTATCTCAAAAACCTTACAAAACACTTCCGTCAGACGAGATAATAAGAGTGTATGACAAAATACCGGTAAAAGCTCTAGGTCAAGAGGTTGCTAGTAATAGAGTAATATATAGTAACTTTCAAAACAAACATACTCCACCAAATTTTATAGATTATCAAGTTGGTGCTAATCAAAAATTACCTTTTGATTCTACTAGCTCTGCTAAATCAACAGTGGAATATCCAAACCACAATTTAAAACAAAACAGAAATTATCAGGTAGGCGTAGTTTTAGCTGATAAATTTGGTAGACAATCTACAGTTATACTATCTAGTAATACTGATAATACATCTAATGGTTTTGGAGCAGACACTATATATTTACCATACTCTTCAGTAAATGATTCTATTGATTTTTTAGGTAATTCTATAAAAACAAGATTCAACTCTGTCTTGAGCGGTGTTGGTATAGATAAAAACGAAAGCGTTGGAATACCTGGTTTATATAACGGAGACACTAGTGATGTTAACTACAACCCTTTAGGTTGGTACTCATATAAGATAGTTGTAAAACAGACAGAACAAGAGTATTACAATGTATACACAACAGGTGTTATGAAAGGTTTGCCTTATTATAGCACTACTACAAACCCACAAGTTCCTCTAACCGATACTAGCACTTCATTCATAACATTATTAAATGACAATATAAATAAAATACCTAGAGACTTAAAAGAGGTTGGAGCTCAAGACAAACAGTTTAGAAGCTCTGTTAGACTATTTGGTAGAGTAGAGAATACTACAATTGCATTTAGTGACGTAGGTAATAAACAATACTTGCCAGGAAAAAGATCTTTTACTGTTAATCAAATAGAAGATTTGTTTGATGCTTTCGATGTATTACAGTTTGAAGGTAGTACAGGATCTGTAATTCCAGTATCTGATTCTCATAGTCCTTATTATGCTTTTTTTAGAGCTGAATCAAATCCATTTATAGCTGAATTTGTAACATCTCAAACAGATACTGATCAGTTTGGTGTTATAAATGTTGAATACAATAATAATGGATCTACACTGTATAGTAGATTTGAAAATCTAAATATTTTTGAAACAAAACCAACTGAGTCAAATTTAGATATATACTGGGAAACCTCAACGTCAGGTTTGATATCTGACTTGAATGTAGCTATAAATGAAACAGTACAAGCTTCTTTAATATCTAATTGGAGCTACATTCACAATGAAGCAACTAGTGACGACACTACCGTGGTAGACAGTTTTATTTTTCAAGATATAATTGGTACAACATTAACAAATATACACAATGTTACAATGTCTGTAACTGATAATTCTGGGGCAGACGTTACTTCAAAATTTAACCTCGTAAATAACGGTAATAATACTTACAGCGTAAAAACAGCTGTAGGTAAATTCTTCTATTACGATACAGTAGCATCTAAAAACGCTTTTGACTTTGTATTCAATGTCACATTGGTTAGCGGTGGTGCTGTTAGTACTGTTTCTAAAAACAATCAACCATTAACTAATACAGCTCCATCTATAACTTACCAAACTTCAAACGATCCTTATATAGATGCAGTTGAAGGACAGGGTATAATTATTCCAACCATAACAGGTTTAAATGGATCAGCTGACGCAAGTTTAAATACTAGCGGGTTAACCTACTATATAGTTAGTCAATCTGGTCCTGGTGATTTTGAAATAGGTTCAGATGGTACATCTGTTATTAATACTGATGGAACCGCTTTTACTGGAAATGCGTACGACAGTCAATTTGTACTAGGGATACAAGACAATGGAAGCCCAACAAATCTAATTGCAAGTAAAAGATTTTTTGTTAAATTTAGTTTGTTACTACCTTAAAGTAACTTACGTGATAAACAAGTAATAATAAAACAAATGGCAGCGACTATAGAAGTAAAATTCTTTAACTCTTTTCTTTTAAAGAAGACTATAAAAAATGGTGTTCCTGTTTGGAACGGTTCTACTGGAGTGCCTGAAGGTGTCGCTGGTTCTAACCCAGTTAATACTGGTGGTACTCAAGATGATAGTTACTATATTGAAGAAGCTAGAATTAGAGGAGGTTACAATAACACAAACGTTTCTTACGGTGTAAGAGCTTATCTAGTTGAAGATGAGCCTAAGTCATCTATAAGGTTTAATTCACTAATATATTCTGGGATTTTTAACTCTAGAACAGGTATTAATGATACTAATGTTTTTAGTGTTGGTCAAGATATAACTAAATCTGTAGATCCCGCAAACGGTAGTATACAAAAACTATACGCTGAAGATACTAACTTAATAGTATTTCAAGAAAGAAAAGTAAATAGAGCGTTAATAGACAAAGACGCGATATATTCAGCTGAAGGAGGTGGTAGTGTTACTTCATCTAATCTAGTTATAGGACAGATAATACCTTATGCTGGTAACTTTGGTATAAGTAAAAACCCAGAAAGTTTTGCGGTGTATGGTTATAGAAAATACTTTACAGACAGGGTAAGAAATGCTGTTTTAAGATTATCTATGGACGGTATAACTGAAATATCTAACTATGGTATGGTTGATTATTTTAGAGATGAATTATCAACTTTAAATACAGTTTCTACGCCTGGAAAAGCTATTGGAGCTTGGGATATATATAATAAGCAATATGTTTTAAGTCTGCAAAATCAAATACAAGTAGCTGAGTCTCAGACAAATAATGCGGTTAGTAACAGTAGAATAATATCTGTAAATTCTGTTAATAATATAGTACCTGGTTTGAATGTTTATGGCACAGGTGTTCAACGTAATACAATAGTGGCTAGCGTAGACGTAGCTAATTTAAATATAGTAGTTAATAAAAACCAAACGATAAGTAATAACACTAATTTAAACTTTACCAGCTATAACACATTGTCCTTTGACGAAGCTGTATTAGGTTGGACTAGTCTATTTGATTATGAGCCAGAACAAGCTTTTAGTTTAGGTGGTAATTACTATTCAATTAAAGATGGTAAAATATGGCAACATTATTCTACCACAGTAAGCAGAAATAACTTGTATGGAGTCCAGTATGATTCATCTGTAGAATTTATATTCAACCCAAACCCCAGTACATCAAAGGTATTTAAAACTGTTAATTACGAAGGCTCTAATGGTTGGGAAGTACCAAGCTTTAATGCTGCTAGAAGTTTTGAGCTAAATGACACGGCTAAACCTGTTTTAAGTTTTGACGATGGAGCATATACAGATCCAACATATGGAGTACAGGTACATGCTGGTTTTAATAAAAAAGAAGGTAAGTATTACGCTAATCTAGTTAACTCTAGTCCGGCTACAACTGGAGAGGTTGTGTTTGGTGCTAGTATGACTGGTGTTAAAGGTTATTATTCAACAGTTACAATAAAATCAGATAGTGATAACAGAAGTTTACCACTAGAATTATTTGCAGTGTCGTCAGATTATGTGACATCTGCTTACTAAATAAAATTAAATGCAATTAAACACTAGAAAATTAAAAGAGAGCGACTGGGAAACCTTATGTTCTTGGTGGGACGAGTGGCCTGAATGGCAAAATCCACCTAGAGATTTTTTACCTGATAACGGTAAAGGAGGTTTAATGGTTGAAAAAGACGTGCCTATTGTAGCGGGTTTTATATATTACACTAATTCTAAGGGAGCTTTATTGGAATGGGTTGTATCTAATCCAGAGTATAAAGAAAATGACAGAAAACAAGCTATAGCGCTTTTAATAAATGCAGCTGAAGAAGTTTGTAAAGCAAATGGTGTAAAATACATGTTCTCTATAGGTAGAAATAAATCATTAATAAATATACATGAAGAACTTGGTTGGCATGTAGACGACAAGTCTTCTAAAGAATTAGTAAAAAAAATATAAATTATGGGTGTAGTAACAGCTTTAGCCGTTGGCGCAGCGGCAAGTTTAGCAGGTGGAGCGATAGCCGGTGGAGCAGCAGGTAGAGCAGCGAAAAGAGCTAGATCAGATAAACAAAGAGCTCAAGCCGAATTAGATTCTATTAAAAACTCTAGACAACAGATAACAAATCCATATGCTTCTACAGAGGACCTTAGTGGGTTAGCTACAGATCTTAGTAGTCAATTATCTAATCCATTCGAGAATTTAGGTGTAGCAACTAAAGCGGCTGAAATACAGATAGAGCAAGCTGATATATCACTAGCAAACACATTAGATACATTAAGAGCTACAGGCGCTTCAGCTGGTGGTGCTACTGCACTTGCTCAAGCCGCGTTACAAAGTAAACAAGGTGTTGCAGCTAGTATTGAGCAACAAGAGGCACAAAATGAAAAGCTAAGAGCTCAAGGAGAACAGAACCTTTTAAATGCTAAAATGTCTGAACAACAAAGAATGCAAAGCATTGCTATATCTGAAGGTCAAAGAGTACAAGCAACTGAAGCAGCTGGAAAACAGTTCATGTTTCAATCTCAAGAGAATAGAACAAATGCAGATCTTGATAGAGCAGCTGGTCAAATATCACAAGCTCAAGCTAATGAAGCTTCGGCTAATCAAGCTAAAGCACAAGCCTGGGGTAGTGCTATAGGTGGTGTTAGTAGTATGGTTGGAGCTGGTCTTTCGGGTGGTGCTTTTGGTACATCTGATCGTAGGTTAAAGGAGAACATAAAATTAATAGGTAAATCAAAAAGTGGTTTAAATATATATAGTTTTGAATATATTGACAAGTCTTTTAGCAAAGAAACATGGCAAGGTGTTATGTCTGATGAGGTTCCACAAAATGCTGTTGTTAAAAACTTTTCAGGTATATATGACGGTGTAGACTACTCTAAGATTGACGTAGAATTTAAACAAGTATAACATGAGCTATAGAAATCCACAAATAATAGTAGATAGATCAGCTGAGATATGGGCTCAGAGCATCGGTAAAATAGGTGAAACTATTAGCGGTGGTATAACAGACTATTACAAAGCTAAAAAAATTGCTGAAGAAAAGCAGAAAAAAATAGACGAAGCTAAAAATAGGTTTTTAGTAAATACAGAGCTACAGCAAGATAAAGATATATTAAAAATAGTTTCAGATGTAAAAGATACTAGAGTAAGAGATGAGCTCACTAAAATATTTCAAGAAAAAGGTGGTGCCGCTATGAATGCTTCAGCCGAATTAGGTATGAACACTAATTTATCTAAACAAGATAGACAAAAATATAGAAAAGCTATAAATGATTTTCAATCTTATATGGTTAACAGTAAAGATCAAATAAATAACATCTCTACTGGTGCGCAGGAGTTTAACGATTTAACCATAGATCAAGTAGTCTCGGGTCATGCACCTAGTTCTGGTGATGAATTATCTAACCTAGTAGGTGTTATGGCTATTAATGGTAAAAAAACTCCAGGTGTTGAAAGCACTATAAATGTTGCTGCTGATGGTAATAATTCAAATATACTTAAAATAAACTCGCGTATAAAAGTTGGGAGTGATGTATATAATAAATTCAAGGAAGCTAACTTATTAGGTGATTATGAAGAATCTGATGGATATGTTAATATAAAATTTGAGAGAGATTTATCAAAATGGGACGGATCATTTTTCGAGCCTATACCAGCTGAAAGTGATAGAAACAAAACACTTCAAGAGTCTAATATATTTGACGATAAAAACCAACTAACAAAAGAATTTGTTTACCCAAACATAACTACTAGAACTGTTGGTGGTTTTGAATATAAAGAGCAAGTTGTAAACAATGCTGCTATTGAAGATAATGTAGCTTATATGGATTTAATTAAATCTCATGCTAAAGGAATAATGTCTTACCCAATGAAGCAACAAAAACAATTTATCACTGGTAGATTGAAATGGGATAAAGAAACTGCTGATGCTTATGAAAATACCTCAGTAGAAAAAAGAGAGGAATTTTTAAAAGGTCAAATGATTGATAGAAACCTGAAGTCTTTAGGAACTGAAAGAAAAGCTACGCCCGAAGATGTAAGAAACTTAGGTCTACCTAACCTTAAAGTAGGTGATCCAATATACACTAAAAACATTGGAAAACCTACAGCTGTAGAAGTAGAAGATATAGGTAAAGAAGAAGAAAAAGATTTTAAACTTGAAGCTGCTGAGAGAGCTGTTAACGATCTTTTAGAAGATCCTATATCTTACTTAACAAATATCGGTGGTCCAGAAAGTGGTGGAGTTGGTGATAGGAGATACGACGAAGAAACTAAAATACTTGAATTTTCTATGACAGATAAAAAAACTGGAAATAAAAAAATGAAAAAGTTTGATCTTTCTGACAAATCTCAAGTTAAAAATCTAGCTAGAACCTTATTTGATTTTAGAGGTAATAAAAGCTTAGAGGTTTCTGAAAATATAGATAGTGTAGTTGA